TTCTAAGAATGGAAGTTGCGGGGACATGAAGCCACGGTTGTAGCTAAACTTGAACGGCCCATAGGGGTCGTTGATGTCTATCGGACTGTATGCTTCTGGTCCCATCAACTTCCCAGTGGCTGCGATGTTAATCAGGTTTCCAATCAAAGCCAGTGAAACATACACACCGCCCCACCATTCCAGCCAAAAAGCTTTTCGTGGACCGACCACCGTCCCAAATGCCTGTCCCAAAAGACCGGTCTGCTCATTAAGGCTGAATATCCCCCACTGAAGGACTCTCCTAAAGTCTGGGCTCTTAATCACCTGCTGCCACCTAGGTTGGGTAGAGGTCATCAAGTTTACTCGGTAGGCTGCTTCCGCTGCTACCTGTCTCGGAGTCCAATTGGGGTGAGCACGCCTAATAGAAGGAATGACGAATGTCTGGGCCATGTGCATCTGAGATACTCGATAGACACCATCAAAAAGACCCTCAGTAAAGAAGTCCTGTAACTTTTTAGCAGATGCTAAAGCTGTTCCGACTGGGTTGGTGGCAATAATCTCTCTATTAACAGCATCAGTCATATCTCGGCTGATGATAGATAAGTCAGTTGAGGTTAGCCCTTCCTCTACCAGCATCCTAGGAGAAATATCAAAGTCCTTGTACATGGGCTTTCTGGAGGCCATGAGACGGTCTAAGTCTCGTCTTGCTCCAGGCCACCAAGTAGACTTCATCAACCGAGCCAAAAGCGCAGGATATTGAATCGGAGCACCCCTAGATAGACCAGTAAGAGTAAAGGTACTGAATGTAGCCCTTGCTCCAATATCTATATGCTGGAAGAAGGTCAATGGGAGCTTTAAGAGCTTAAACCGGGACGACCAAGTATCAATATCCCTAGCAACATCTCGATTGCCAACGAACATCTTGGCTCTTGCACCATATATCTGCTCGATAAACCCAGCCTCAGGACCAGGGACAGCTAAGGTAGGAGTAAATACTTGAGACCCATCCGGGTGAGTCTGACCAGGTACGGGACGACCCTCAAATAGGGGGATATCTCTCGGCACACGCCACGTCTCAGGGGCCTCGTCCTTTGGTAGTATCTTTCCCAACTTCTTGAGACGATTCATGAATATTACCGTCTCTCGGAACTCAATGCCGTTGATACGTCGAATCATGGCCATCCGGTGGGGGTCCCACGACTGTGGTTCCAAGCCGTAATCCAAAAGTTCGGTGAAAGTAGCTTCCAGTCTCGGTTTGGTGAAACCCGGACGAGAAATCAACCTTCCGCCAGGGCCACGGAGTTCGGCTTTAGGAGTCTTCCAGTTCCTAGGGAGGTAATCGGGGTGGGCCATGAACCGTTCTGCCATGTGCTGGGCATCGAAGCTCATCAGAATCTTGTTCTCCGTATTAGCCGCCCTAGCAAAGAACTCCATGGAGTCTTCGGTCTCTGCTTTCATCAACTGACGGGCAAATTCCATATACCTTTGATTAGCCTGAGGCAGAAGTCCAGCATCAAACTCTCCGTGCAACGCTTGGAAAGTCTGTTGCATCCCCTCCCTAGTGAAAGAACGTTCGGTAATACCTAGCTCTCTACGAAGTTTCATTCCCTCTTGCTGCCATATTTTTAGGTCGTTAGCGGCAGCGTTTCTTGCTCCTTCCAATCTACGCATAGCGGCAATGGAAGGACTTTCGTGGGTAGGAATGTCTAGAATATCTCCTAAGGCAACCTCAGGTCTATTTGGAGGAGGAGTACCCATATCCGACCCAACGGCTGTCCCTGGATTTCTAGTTGGTTCTACATCTGGAGAAGGAAGATTTGCAGTCCTTTCCCTAGCAACGTTAGATTCTAGAATTTGGTTGTCCCGATCCATATCAAGGAGGGACCGCCTCAACGTAGAACGGAACTCTACGGCTTCTTCAGGAGTCAAGGCTTCAAAAGGCACTCCACGACGAGGAACCCCTACCGTGCTTTCTCTCGGACGAACTGGAGTAGTAGGTCGTACTACGCCTTCCGTAAGAGCTTTCTGTGTCGATGGAGTGACTCTAGTTACGGGCGTACGTCTAACCACCCCTGGAATATCTAATTCTGGGGCATCAACTCTCGGCCCCTGTGTTTCTCTGATAGCCCGACGGAGATTATCGGCTTGTTCCGTCAAGGCCCGTAATCTCATGTTATTAGGGCTATTAGGGCGCTTGCCCGGAGGAATCTTGCGGATACGGGCTTCAATCTGCCGGAGAGAACTACGCATATCATCAAGGCGTTCTGGGTCTAATCCCGCTTGGAACTGTCTTTGCTGAGAACGGGGAGCGACTTGACCTCCAGATTGACTAACTCGTTCCACCGGGATGGTGGTCTGAGTGCCAGAAGGAAATTCTCTCGCCACCCGTAGAGCAGCTTGCTCAACCTCACTGGCTGTGGCAGTCCCAGGAAGGACTTGGATATCAGAACGCTGGCCCAGTTCTTCCACAGCACGCCGTAAACTTCTTCCACTGGAGAAAAACAGTCTTTCACCAGCTAGGTTCCTAGGAGTAACAATAACAATACTATTCTGTACTACGGGAGGTCTAGGACGGATTGGAGGGACAACAGTACCAGGTTGGGGGATAGCCCCTTCTACAGTACGCAGTCCTGGGCCTAATGCTGGAGTAACACGAGTAGGCGCAACATCAGGGGTACGAGGAATGGGAGTACGACGGAACCTATTGATTACCGCTCTAGTTGCCGCAGGACCAGGAAGTACTCCAAAGTCAGGAATGAACAGATTGGAAGGACTGAGCATTCCAACGCCAATCTGTTCGGCTGGGATAGTGACATTGGTAAAGGGAATATCAAATGAACCAGTCCGTTTGGAAAAAGAATCCAACGCCGCCTGGGGTCCTTGAGTGATGAGGGTGGGGGCCTCAATATCGCCAAATTGCCCAGTAGCAATCTTAGGAATCTGGGCTAATATTTCAGCGATAGTCTCCCCCCCAACCGCATCAACAGCGCCTAACGCTTTAAGCACTTCGAAGTTTTGAGGAAGTTTGTGTTCTGGCTCTGGTTTGGGAGTTACTCCCGGCATGAACTCTGGTATTGGTAAATCACCTTCACCCCCACCGTAGCCAGCGGCGGCCAAGAAAGCGTCCCTACGGGCACGTCCTTCTTCCTCCTTAGTGGCTTGTTGTTGAGCTTGTTCAGGAGTAATAGCAACTTCAGGGGATGGGACAAGCCTGGCAGGAGGAGTGGGAACCGGAGTAGGAGTTCGAGGAGTAGGAGCATCTGCTAGAGAACCAAGTCCCAACTGAGACATACTCTGTCTCAGAAGAGATTCTTGTTGCTTCTCTTGTTCAGAACGCTGCTTTAGCTCTTCCAGCGTGTCAATAAGTTGGAGAAGCTGAAATATACTTCCTTGGGAAGTACGAGGTCTTAGACCCGGCATCCGAGGCTGAGTCATTATCTACCCGCTTGTCTTTGGGCTGGCACTCTACGTAAGAATGTAAGATTAGCGCTAGGTGTCACGCCTGCTTGCTGACGGGCCTGTACACCTGCTGGAGTACCGGTAGTCTCTCCTAAAGCCTGTATGAACTGTTGAGCTTCAGGAGCGAACATATTGAACTGTCCCATTGTGGGGATACCGCCAGGGAAGAACTGGCCAAACGGTTGTCCTCGTTGTGCTCCTTGAGTATTCACGACTCCACCCAAGCCTAGTAAATCAGCCATAGTTCGAGGTTGATTAGGCATAGTTTGTTGGAATCCTGCTAAAGGCGAACTTGATAATGCTGTTACTTGTCCTAACGGGCTTAACGATACTTTGGGAGCTTCATCCAGAGTGATTTCACCTCTAGCCAATCTTGCTTGTGTGGTCTTAGTAACATATGGTCCACCAGTACCACCTATTTGAACTACGTCCTGTTTGCCCAAGCCACTAACGTCTTCTAACTGAAATCCTTCCAACTGACTGGCAACATCTGGCTGAGGAACACTGAAAGTGAAATTTCCACGGGGGTCTATAAAATTACGTTTCCCTGGACTTAATTGCTCCATATTCCCAGATTCCTGTCCACCAAAGACAGAAGATATGGGAAAGCCGCCTAACAGCCCCGTAGCAGCAGCCGCAAAGGGATTCTGTAATTGGGCAATGTCAAAAGCGTTGGCTAATCCAGACATTCCCTGAAGGAACTGGAGCATATTACCCTCTCTGGTGGCTCCGGTAGTCCCTTGTGTTCCTATTAAATCTAGTACATTGCCTAAAGTGGTGGCTTGAGTGGTTCCCTGAGTTCCAATCAGGGAAAGAATATCTCCCAGAGTTCTTGCTTCATTAGTTCCTTGAGTTCCCATGAACCGGAGAATATCTCCAAGTCCTTGACTCTGTGCTGCAACGTCCTGTCCTCTGGCGGTGACCTGACTGCCAAAGACATTGGCTAAGGACGGGAATAGCCCAGTCAATAGAGATATGGTCTGTTGGTTCTGGGCAAATGGTGTTATGGCCGTGGATTCCGGTAAGAATGGAAGAAGACCCTGAAGGCCCTGAAGAAGAATGGCTTGAGTGGTAGGGTCCACACCTTCAGCCGATGCCGCTTCCATGATGCTTTTTAACGTTAGCCCAAGACTCTCTTGGTCAATACTAGGGAAGGGAGCAAACTCTCCTGGCTTTCCTTCCTCCAACCCAGTACCTAACCCAAACTCTCCTCCAATATTGGATAAATCAATCCCTAATAGGTCTCCTAGAGAACCGGCATCTAGGGTTCCTCCCTGACCCACTCCTTCCAAAAGACCACTTAGAGTGTCTGATACTTGGTTCTCTCTGGCATTTTTCTCCCGCTGGCGTGCAATGATTTCTCTATCCGCAAAACGATTGTAAGCATTCCGGCGCTCTAAGTCGGATAGATTAGGAAATATAGTAGCTATATTGGCTGTGGTTACCGTACCTTCGTAGGCATCAAGAATAGAGTCCTGCTCGGAAATGGATGGCCTGTTTACTCTAGGCTCTTCGTCACTAGCAACACTTCCTCCCACATCAACTGTCCATCGGCCATTGGTTTGTTTATATTTCAATATGCTGGGGTCAGTAATGGGAACTCCGGCACGTAGTCTCGCTAGGTCACTACGGCGGATGGTAACTCCGTTAAGTGTTGTAAGTGTATTGACATCAATAGGACGATTGGGGTCAATGATTGCTGTAGACCCACCTAATTCACTTGGGTCACGAAATGTGGGGGGAACGTCGGCAATCTCATTCGAAGGCTGGTTCGCTGCCTGAGCAGACTCATACTCGGCAACAAGGACCCTTTCCATCTCTTGGAAGGTAGAAAATGTTCGTCCATCAGCGGTGGTAATAGCCATTACACTTCCTCCCGTGGGAAGAACCTATCCAGAGGAATACCAGGTTGTTGTTGTCTTCGTTGCTGTTTCTGTGGTCCAACAATCTGTTCGGGAATCTTGCCTTCTTGGTCCAAGAACAACTTCATAGCCAGTTCAATCGGACCCGTTAGTTGGTTTACACCCTTATCGTTCTTCACCTTACAGTCTGCCCTGAAGGGACTCCCTGAGCCCCACCAGTCGGCCCTCCTAAGATACTAGCTAGGTTGTCTATCCCGCTCATCCCCTGAGGAAAGACTGAGGGTTGCCCCTGGTTGGAGGCAACCCTAGCCTGCTGGATATTCCCCTCTCCTAGCCGCGGGAGTTGAGCCCCTCCCAAGTTCTGAGAACCAGGGTTTCCTAATGACGGAGCTACCGCAGCAGCCATCTGTCCAGGTAGACCTAGGTTCTGCATCAACATCTGGGTCTGGGCCATTATAAATTCTGGGGTGTTCATCAACTCTTCGGCCCTAATTTGCATCTGTTCTTCCAACGGGTTCGTAACTCCAGAACGTCTCTGAGCCTCGTACCTACTGATTACCTTTGCAGCCATCAGCCTCATCGCTAGTAAGCTCTCTCTTTCCCTTTCTTCCGGCGCCTCAGCTTTAATCTGGACGGTATTCTCCAGCATACTGCCGATGTCTTTTGGCTCTATCGTCTGGTCGAAGTTATGAATCTCCGTCCTAGCGTGGACAGTTATCCGTCCTCTTACCTTATTAGTTACTAACTGGGCCATTTTGGAATTAACTTGTTCGACAGCGTGTCTCGTCCCGTCGGCAACTCCTTGGAACACCATCCGGCCCATCCCAGCAAGGACAGACATGGCAAATCCTGCGCTCACACCTCTTGGACGGACTCCCCTGATGACGTTGGGGAAAGTTACTTGTTCAATCATTGTTTGGATTACGTTCAACTGCTGGTAAAGATCGGGAGGGACTTGGGACATGGGGGAGAGAGCTACTGTAACACCCGGAGGTAGGATATTCTTTCCACCGAACAGTTCGTATTCTTCTGCTGCGGCTTGGGCTTGCTGGCGGGGTCCGCTGAAATCAAGAGTCCTATAGGCGGTTGTTCTAATGATGGCGTTGATTTGAGTGGTTAGTCTGGCTTCCTCGTCCAGAAGTCCGTGTGCTGGAGACAATAGTCCTCGGTATCTTTCGTGGGGAGGGCCGTCCTCGAACGTATAGTTCTGGACAGGCAGTATGGGGGTGTAGGGAAGATGACCGTATCCATGTCTTGCTTTCCAGATTATCTGGTTGTCCGAGATATAGACGCACCACTCCTCGTCCCAATACTCAATCCACTCGGCCATGCCAGCGTTCAAAACTTGATTGGAAGGCACCCATTCAGGGTATCTTCGTTTCAGGTCTTTAACCGGGCGTTTGTAGAACTCAATCACCCACTTCATTCGGGTCTTTGAGTCGTCCCATATCAAGTTTGTTGGTTTTATAACCTCAACTTCCAAGGGCCAAGCAATATCCCTGACCTCCATGAATTCGGATAGAGCTTCCTTATAAGAGGCTTCGTCCTTGAAGTCGTCGAACTGGGGGGCGTGGGGCCATTTATCGGGGTTGAACATGTCCTTCATGAAGGCTATTCCATAAAGGAAGGACTGTCTTACCGCCGTTCTCAAAACGGGTTTTTTGATGGTCAGCCAAGCACCCTGATAGAACTTTTTCAGTCTTTCGGCCCTAGCCCTACTCCTGGGAGCGGAGGGGACGTCAATACTTAGGTTATTGACGTCAACGTGGTCGGTGGCGACGTTGATTATCCCTGCTGCTGTTGCGGGCCAGACAGAATCTATACCTTCCGGGGCGGGGACGACTCTCTTACCGAGATAATAGTTCTCTTCAAGAGCGCAGTTTGAGTGGAAAGGCTGAAAGTACTGCTGGCTTTCCTTATATAGGTCTAATATCTCATCTAAGGAAGGACCGTGTTCTTTCTCTTGTTCCGATTCAAAATAACCAGGAACCCAGTGACCTGAACCATTAGACCGGTCTTGTGTGGCGATGACCATTACCGGACTCCTAGTGCATCTTGACGTTCCCGGATTTTCTCAATCTTTCTTTCCCTCATTATTCTAGACCCTAATGAGTTGAAAGTTCCACTTTCCATCTCAGATTGTGTCGGGACATACCTTGATTGGTAATAACTCCTAGCAACGCTTACACCAGGCGGTTCGTCGCATGCTGTTAAAGCTAAAGCTAAAGCGAAGACTTCGTCGTCGTGTTCCCCAGAAGGAGCTTCAGCCTTGAAGTCCCCACCAGGTAATTTCCGATATTGAAAAGCTCGTAGCTGTCTCAGAAGACTGGGGATAGAAGGAAAGGATATAGTTTTCCTCTCCATAGCAACGGCTAGAGACTGTAAAAGAACCGTCCTCGTACCGGTACGGGAGCGGTTATCGCCGATGATGAAAGGTTCGACAGGAAGTCCCGCTTCGACCATCTCGGAGACGAACATATCCCCGCCCATTCCCGTGGCATCTATAATCAGTCTTTCGAACCCCCATTCCTTCCACCTTCCTATGATGGCTTCCCTTTGTAAAATCCATTCTTGGCCTGA